GAGTTACTTAGCTCGTTATGGTTCCTTAACCCAACCCCTGGATCCAAGGTGCTTTCCAACGCATCTTGACTTCAGTCGAACGTTCTAATCCATAGACGCTCGAGGGCTTAGCCCATGGGTCGGGAAGGAACCCTCCCGAAGTGGAAAAGAAGATTTGTATTTTCCTCTCCACGTCCCGGATAGTGGATTCGTACTTCATGCTTGATCCAAGCACGAACGTCGAACCCACTTTCCGTCCGAACCGCTGGCTTGCCATCCTCACAGAGGGGGCAGACGGGTCCAGCGATCCGGGGGGAGCTCTAAAATAGAACTCCACGGAACGTACACGGCTCACAGATTGCCTATATCCCTCTTTGAGAGATATACGGCGTTCTGCTGAGTCGGTTAACGCACAGTTAGACAGGAGTTCCAATCCTTCAGCCCGCCATTGCGAGTCTGCGGAAAGGACCTTCTTGACCCAGTCGGCGGCTGACTTGTCCAGTAAGGACTGGCCAGACGCGCCTAAGGGGGCAAGTCCTAGACCGATGATCAACTCCTCTTTAGGACGTTGTGAAAGGTAGGACAGCCACTGTACGTGACGCAGAGAAGCCCTCTTCGGTGCGATGGTAAGACCAATCCCACCGTAGGCTTCTGGTGCGCCCAAAGGCAGCCCAAGTCTTTTAGCAAGCATCCACGTATAATAATACGGGGATAACTTCCAAAAGAACTTGGGTATCCTCCTCGTAGGACGCGAGGGATCACCGCCAAAGGCGGTGGGTTGAGAAACCCACGTAACGTGACCCTTGCTTCCTCCTGTAGGTGCCACCAAGACTGACGTAGGCCAGAAAGGAACTTCGAACCCGTTTTGAAGGGGGATTTCAGCAATGATACCCCTTGACAAATGGTAGAAGCACTTTTTCCATGAAACTTTCACGGAAAGCTCTTCCAACTTTGTATAATACAAAGTTCGCCGAGCCCTGGTCCAGCGCGGGAGTACGGCGTCATCGCCTATTCCCTTCAGCTTGGCATCGGTACGATTCAAACCACGATACCATCTCCTACGCTCCTTTGGAGTGTAGGGGTAAACCTCAAGTGTCTGCTCTGCGGAACACAGAGTAACCAACATGAGGGGGGGGAAAGATGTGGGATCTCCCATCATCTGCCCCGTGGTTGTAATCGTACCCGGTAGGCCGTTCAGGTCGTCGAGCCAGTCATTCCAATAAAGGAGTATGTCCTCGGCGTGACCCAGACCTGTCAGGCCCGGCCCCATTTTCTTGACTTTAACGCCGTGAAACATCTCGGCGTGTTCATCGTCCAGCAATGGGGCCTTCGGATAGTGTGTTAGGAGTGACACCGGCTCGCAAAGAGTCGGGTCGCAAGTGAGGATCTTCTTGGGGCCAAACAGCTTGGAAAACCAACGTCTGTACGGCGCCAGCGAAGAGTAGCGATCCGCTAACTCTTCGTAGAAGCCCCTTGTTAGCCACTCCGGATGGTAGTCAGTGGCGGCTGTAGCGTCCTGGGAATCCCAAGGACCTTGCTCGCCCCTCATATCCACCCGGAGGTCACCTCCTAACGCCTCCGAAAATCTCGGGTCGCGAATCATAACATGGTCCGCGACTCGACGAAGGATTTGTTGAACAAGGTTCACTGCTGTTAATGAACAGGTAGGAAACCTCGTCTTCAAACCCTTCTCTTCTGCCACTATTGGGAGAATGGGTACGTACGTAATGTTTTCCATTACGTACTCCACCGCTATCTTCAAATAGTCTTGCAGATACTCGCCGCATCCGGGGAGCTGCTTTTCGAGCTCATCCCACGGCTGTCTGAAGAGCTTCTCTAGCCCGTCCACCCCCCCCTTATTGGAAGAGGGGTGGAGGGCGTCACTGAGTAGCTCCAGGTAAGAGCCGTCAGGGTCCATACCAATGGTAGGGTGCCCTGCTCTGCTGCGAGTCTTCTTAATCGCATATCCGAGCAGCACTAAGTGCTGGACTCCGGTCACATGTCCCCCTACGGACCTTGGGAATCCCAAGGCCGCGTTAGCGGAAGGCATTGTGAAGAGTTCTCTGGGGCCCGAAGGCGTGCCCCATCTCGACACATACGATTTAAGGAAAGGTCTCCAATAGGCAGGCTCTGGGTTGGGCTCTGAGGTCAATCGTGACAACAGATCCTCCAACCCTTGCTTGTCTTTTGGAGCGGGGGGAAGTGCCCTAGCTATGTAGGAAGCCAACATAGCAGGCATCTTCTCCTCGAACACTAGAAGCCTACCCGTGGGCTTAGGCCCACCGTAGTACCAGGCCCGACACGCCTGTGCACAGGCCTTAAGGCGATGTGCAGCTTCTAGAGGGTGGTATACTAACTGGTTTCGAAACCTGTTAACCCCTTGCAACCTACGGCTGTTAAGGGGAGAATAGTGTTTGTACCTTGTTAGACACCATGCCCGTTCTTGTTGGTATCCAACAAGAAGGGCATCCCATGTTGCCCTCATAAACTCGAGAACCTCCTTGT